AATAACTCTATATGTGTTACTGGAGAGATACCACACGAACAAAGACCTGCTATGATTAAACAAATATTCAATGACAAAGATATACTTTTTGGAACTCAAAGTATTTTTTCCGAGGGTTTATCTTTAGACTGTTTGAGTTGTTTAGTTCTAGCTACTCCAGTAAATAATGAGCCCCTTCTTACACAGCTTATTGGTCGTATAATAAGAATATATGAGGACAAACCTCAACCGATAATCGTTGATATTCACTTAGAGGGTAAAACTGCAAGACGACAGGCAAATGCGAGAATGGGTTACTACATGAAACAAGGCTATGAAGTTGAGACTATTTAACATTCGAAAAATACTTCTTGACAGATGCTCAATTTTTTGATATAATGATATTCTATGATTGGAAAAAGATAAGGAATGAAACTAACGGAAAAGTTGGTGACATTATAGCAGTCCTATATATTTTAACTTATAGGAAAGAACCCCCAATAAATAGAAAGGATAGACGGTTTAAGTATTGGACTAAAAGTTTTCATGGAGATAGCTTTCTAGTCAATCCTAAGCCTTTATTTATTCAAAGAAATAGATATTCAGATGTTGAGATTGCGCAGTATGCTGGTATCGCTTCATTGCGTAATTATTTTGATTATCAAAGTAAAAAAGATACTACATTAGACTTGCTACACTATACTGGTGGGCAGGAAATTTTAAAAAGAAATAGATTACTACGAGTAGAGAATGACAGAATACATTTTTTATTTGAAGAAATCACAACAGGAGAAATAAAATGGCACTAACATTTAATAAATTAAAAGGTGAAGCCCAAAAAGGGAAAATCGAAAGCTACACTTATGTAGACGGAGATAATAAAGTCAGAATGGTCGGAGATGTATGCGCAAGATATGTCTATTGGCTAAAAGGCGAAAACGATAAGAATGTTCCTTTTGAATGTTTATCATTTGATAGACAGAAAGAAGCATTTACTAACATTGAAAAAGACTGGGTAAGAGAATACTACCCAGACATGAAATGTACATGGTCATATGCTATACAATGTATACATGATGGCAAAGTTAAAGTATTAAACCTCAAGAAGAAATTACTTGAGCAAATCTTGGTCGCAGCTGAAGACCTAGGTGACCCAGCAGATGTAGAATCAGGTTGGGACCTTTGCTTTAAAAGAGTAAAGACAGGGCCAATGGCTTATAATGTTGAGTATCAACTACAAGCCTTAAAATGTAAACCTAGAGCTTTAGATGAATCAGAACTCGAACTAATCAAAGACCTCAAGTCTATGGACGAAGTTCTTGCTAGACCAACTCCAGATGCACAAAAAGAATTACTAGACAGAATCAGAAGTGGTTCTGAAAATTCTGATGCAGATGAAGAAATTAACGAAGAATTTGACCTTAAATCATGATTGGTATAGGGGAAAAATTCCCAGAGTTTGAACTAAACGGTGTAAGTGGCTATGCTCCTAACGGAGCAGAAGGCCCAGACCACGACTTCGTTTCAGTCAAAAGTTGGCAGCTACAAGATTGGTCGGTAATCTACTTTTACCCCAAAGATTTTACATTCATTTGTCCTACGGAAATCGTGGGCATGGATATTCTACGCGAAGAAACAGATGAAGTATTTGGTATAAGTGGAGATAATGAATATTGTAAGTGGGCATGGAGAACCGAAGATGAACACAGTGAAATGTATTCAGTTGGCCACCCATTATTAGCAGATTGTGGACTCAAACTAGCTTCTGAACTAGGAATAGTAAAAGAAGATGAAGGAGTCTGTTATCGAGCAACTTATATTCTTGACCCAGAAGGTATAATACAATATGTATCAGTCAATGAACTTGATACAGGAAGAAATGCAAAAGAAGTTCTTAGGACTTTACAAGCATTGAAAGCTGGTGGTCGTACAGGCTGCGAGTGGAACCCAGGAGAAGAGTTACTATAATGATTTTATTTACTGCCGATTGGCACATTAAACTAGGACAGAAGAATGTACCTGTGCCTTGGGCATGTACAAGATATAAATTATTTTTTGAGCAACTAGAAAATATCGTATTAGAAAACGATGTTAGCCTACATATCATTGGAGGGGACTTGTTTGACCGAGTCCCTTCAATGGACGAACTAACTCTCTACTTTGACTTTGTAAAAAAGGTTAAGTGTAAGACAATTATTTTTGATGGTAACCACGAAGCTACTAGAAAAAATCAAACATTTTTTACAAATTTAAAAAGAGTAACTGAGGAGTTAAATCCTCATGTAAAAGTAGTAGATGAAACTACAGAATATCATCATAATTATAGTATTTTACCTTATGCAGATTTGCATAAGAAAAATAGTATAGAAGATATAGATACAGATTATTTATTTACTCATGTTAGAGGAGAAATACCTCCTCATGTAACACCTGAAGTAGATTTAGAACGATTTGATAAATTCAAAATAGTATTTGCTGGAGACTTACATGCTCACGAGAATACTCAAAGAAACATAGTATATCCTGGTAGTCCTATGACTACAAGTTTTCATAGAAACGAGGTAAAAACAGGGTATATACTTATAGAAGATAATGCAGACTGGACATGGACATGGCATGAATTTAATTTACCTCAATTAATTAGAAAAACAGTCACAAGTACAGAAGAAATGGTACAAACAGAGTGGCACCACACTATATATGAAGTAGAGGGTGATGTATCAGACTTGAGCGGGGTCAAAAATTCTGACCTACTGGACAAAAAAGTAATTAAAAGAAAGACAGAAGCCACTCTCATATTGGACAAAGAGATGACAATAGAAGAAGAATTAGCAGAATATTTGTCATACATATTAGAATTAGAAGAAACAAAAGTTAAAAAAATTATAGGAGTATTTAGTGATAACGCTAGAGCGATTGACATGGAATAATTGTTTTTCATATGGCAGTGATAATGTCATAGATTTGCAAAAGAACACGCTTACACAGTTAATTGGTACAAATGGAGCTGGTAAGTCCTCTATACCTCTCATTTTAGAGGAAGTTCTTTTTAATAAAAACTCCAAAGGCATCAAAAAAGCTGAAATAGCAAATAGACAAGTAAATAATGGTTATGACATAGGTCTTGACTTTACAGCAAACGATGACAAGTATCATATTGATGTATCTCGCCGTGCAAACATCAAAGTAAAATTATTTAAAAATGGTGAGGATATTTCAAGTCATACAGCTACAAATACCTACAAAACAGTTGAAGAAATATTAGGAATTGATTTTAAAACATTTAGTCAGATTGTATACCAAAACACTAACGCAAGTTTACAATTCCTTACAGCTACTGACACAAATCGTAAAAAGTTTTTGATTGATTTGTTGCAGTTAGATAAGTATGTATCTTACTTTGAACTATTTCGTGAGCTATCAAGACAGATTGGCTCAGATATTTCAAGAGTAGATGGGAAAATTGCAACTATTGATAAATGGTTAGCAGACAATATTCTCGAAGATACATCACTACTTTCAAAAGTAAATTTACCAAAATATTCGGAAGAAAACGCAAAACTTTTAAGTTCTCTACAGTTAGAATTTGAAAATATCTCCGAAAATATCAAAAAAATTAACAAAAATAATTATTTAAAAGAAGAATTACAATCCATAGATTTACCTGTTGCGAGAAGTCAATTAGACAAGTATCCAACAAGTATAGATACAAGTAATTATTTGACTGGTTTGGGGAGCTGGAAAGCAGAAAAAATGTACGAACAAAGTATGATTGATAAGTACGAAGAACTGCTTCTTAGTGAAAATATGGAATGTCCTACATGCTCACAGCATATAGAGGAAAGTTTTGTGCGGTCAAGCATAAAAGAACATCAAGAGAGGTTGCAGGCTTGTGAGAAATTTGCGAAGAAAGAAAAGGCTAAACTATCAAAGGCGGAGGAGAGCAACGCTCTTCACGAAGAAGCGAAAAGAAATATTAGAAGATGGGAAGAAACCTACAAATCAATAGACCAAAGTTTACCTTCTCAAGTTCCTGATGGAGAGAACATTCGCAAACAAATAGGAGAACTTGCGTTAGAAAAAGAAGAGCATGACCGCAAACTAAAAGACGCAATAGAACATAATAATAATGTAGAAAGACATAATACCCGTATAAGTATTATAGAAGAACAAATAGAAGAGTTTCAAAATGAACTTAGAGGACTAACAGAAGAACTATTAAAAATAGAAGATAAGTTTGCTTCTTTAGAAATCCTCAAAAAAGCATTTAGTACAAATGGACTACTTGCATATAAAATAGAAAATCTAGTTAAAGATTTAGAAGAATTAACAAATGAATATCTAGCAGAACTTAGTGATGGTAGATTTAGTTTAGAGTTTGTAGTTCTTAACGATAAATTAAATGTTGTTATTGAAGACAATGGTAAGTCAGTTGATATACTAGCATTAAGTGCTGGTGAGTTAGCTAGAGTTAATACTGCAACATTACTTGCAATTCGTAAGTTAATGAGTAGTATATCCAAATCTCAAATCAATATTTTATTTTTAGACGAAGTTACCAATGTTCTTGATGAACTTGGTAAAGAGAGATTGGTAGAGATACTATTAAAAGAAGACAATCTTAATACTTACATAGTATCTCATGGTTGGACACACCCTCTACTAGAAAAGATAGAGGTAGTAAAAGAAGGAGAAATGAGTTATTTAAATGAATAGACCAGCATTACACAGAAGAATAATTTTATTCATAGTCGACTCGTGGAGAGTTGTTATGGATAATCGTTATAATCCACTGAAATATATTCCTGACCCAAGTTTACAGACTTATTTTACATTAGTGTTATTTACAATGTGGAGTCTGTACTTTGGTTTTGTAGCAACCTATTGGATGGGTTGGTTAGGATATAATACAGTAACAAGTATATTTATTCATGCAGGGGTTATTATTCCTGTAGCAGTTACCAATGCAGTGTTTTTAGATGCAGAAAGAGATAATGCACCTTGGCACTTTGCATGGCGAAAAGAACAAGAATCTTGGAAGTTTTGGCAAAATAGACCATCACTTAAAGGAAGAAATATAGTTAAGTGGGATATAGATAAAGAAGCATGAAATATTATGTAATAATGATAGTGATAGCTATGCTTTCGCTTATGACATACACATATCAAAACCTAGAATATAAAGGGTATTCTAGGGCTCATGCTTGCACAGGAGAGTGCTATGAAGAATATATTCGTATACATGGTACGTTGGCTGAACAAATGGCGAAACAAGCGGAAGCTGCAGCGGGAGACCCATTCTCGTCAATAAGAGGTTTATGGGCAGGCTGTGCAGCATGTCATGGTCAACAAGGTCAAGGTATGGGAATGTTCCCTATGTTAGCAGGTCAAGATGCAGAGTATATTATTGATAGACTAACAACATACAAAAATAGGGGCGAAGTAGGAAATATGAGTTCAACTATGTGGGCTCAGGCAGGTATGCTGTCAGAACAAGAGATTGAAACTCTAGGGAAGTTTGTAGAAGAAACAATGAAATGAGAGATACATTTGCAAAATCAATGACAAAGTTCTTTCGTTTTATAGCAGATACTTTTTTCGCTAGACGATATGGACACCGAGCAGTAGTATTAGAAACTATTGCAGGTGTTCCAGGCATGGTTGCAGGTATGTGGTTACACCTAAAAAGCCTACGAAAAATGAAAACAGGGTGGGGACCACAAATACGAGAAATGCTAGAGGAAGCAGAAAACGAAAGAATGCATTTAATGTTCTTTATTGAAATAGCACAACCAAATTGGTTTGAAAGAATATTAGTATTATTTGCACAATTTATTTTTTGGTGGTTTTATTTTATAATATATATTATAGACTATAAAACTGCTCACAGAATGATTGCATATTTTGAAGAGGAAGCTGTTAAAAGTTACACAGAATATTTAACACTTGTTGAAAGTGGTTATGTGAAAAACATACCTGCTCCTAAACTAGCAATAGAATATTATAATATGAGAAGTGATGCAAAATTATCTGATTTAATTAAAAAAGTAAGAGCAGATGAAGAACATCACAGTAAAGTAAACATGGAGTATAGTAAGTGATACATATAGAATGGTGGATTTTTACAGTCATTGCGTGGGTAGCTATTCCAACATTATTTGTTTTTATTGGAAGATACTATGACTGACCCTTGGAAAAGGGATATCTCAAACAAACAACAAAGATACCCACAACAACTGGAGATACAATTGAATAAAACAGTAGACGCTACTCCTGAACAATGGAAAGAGTGGCAAGAAAAAGAACTTGACTGGTGGGCGAAGATACAATTACCCTTCGTAGCCTTTATGGCTTTCGTTCAGTTATTTGTATTTGGAAGTATGCTTATGGCATTTTATCTAATAGGAAATGCTTTTGGTTAATTCAAGACAAAAAGGAAACAGAGGTGAACAACAAGTTATATCTCTACTTGGTCGAATGACCGAAGAAAAGTGGGAACAAACACCAGGATCAGGTAGTGGTAAAGTTAAAGGCGATATAAGAGTGCCTGGTAAACATAATTTATTTTGTATAGAAGTTAAATTCTACAAGGATAGCGGATTTAATTCTAAAATATATACTTCAAAGACAAATAATCTTTATAAGTGGTGGAGTAAACTATGCAAACAATCACAAGAAATGAAACAAGAACCGTTGCTAATATTTAGAGAAAACTACGGAAAGTTTTTTGCAGTAACAGTTCGAAAACCAAAAAATACATTGCGTTATATGCATATTGCGTGGCTAGGTGCATATATAATAATCGCAGAACACTGGCTCGAAAAAGAGGAGATAATATTTACAAATGGCGACTACGATTGCAAACCTTGGGAGCCCAGCTCCGACTGGGAACTTGCTGATAGTTGATGGTCTTAATGTAGCTTTCCGATGGAAACATCAAAATATTACAGATTTTAAGTATGACTACATAAGAACAATAGAAAGTCTAGCAAAGTCCTATAAAGCAGGTACTATTATAGTATGTGCTGATGGTGGTAGCTCTTATAGAAAAGAGATATTTCCTGAATATAAAGCAAATAGAAAAGAACGATTTGCTAACCAAACAGAACAAGAAGAAAAAGAATTTGAAATGTTTATGGCAGAATTTAATGACACTTTAACTTTAATTAGAGAAAAGTATCCTGTTTTTCACTTCAAAGGTGTTGAAGCAGATGATATTGCTGCCTATATAACAAAAGAAATCGATTATGATGAATGTTGGTTAATATCTTCAGATAAAGACTGGGATTTACTTATAAACGATAAAGTTTCTAGATTTAGTACTGTAACTCGTAAAGAAACTACAGTGCATAACTGGGACGAACACTATGACTTTGAAATTGAAGATTATATCAGTTTCAAGTGTCTTACTGGCGATAAAGGAGACAATGTACCAGGAGTACCTGGAGTTGGTCCAAAGCGTGCAGTACAACTTTTAAACCAATACGGTTCAGTTTTTGATATTTATGACGCGTGTCCATTAGATGGAAAATATAAGTATATCCAATCAGTCAACGAAAATGCAGAACAACTTCTGACAAATGTAGAACTAATGGATTTACTAGCATATTGTGATGACGCTATAGGAGAACACAACCGAAAGATTATTAATAATACATTAGAGGAAATCTTAAATGATAAAAATTGACTATAGTAAAGATGAACTATTAACAGAGTTTAGTTTTAAAACTTTGGAAGATAGATATCTTGTGGGTGACGAAAAATCACCCCAAGAAGGATTTGCAAGAGCTGCTATGGCTTTTGCTGACGATGAAGCACACGCACAAAGACTGTATGATTATGCGAGTAATCTTTGGTTTATGTTTTCTACTCCTGTGCTATCAAATGGAGGAACTGAGCGGGGTCTCCCCATTTCATGTTTTCTCAATTATGTAGATGACAGTAGAGAAGGTATTACAGGACATTATACAGAAAACGCATTTCTTTCTTCATTTGGAGGAGGAATTGGAGGCAGTTGGAGTTCAGTTCGTGCACAAGGAACAAAAACATCAAAAGGCTCTGAGAGTACTGGAGTTATACCATTTGTAAAAGTAGTAGACTCTGAGATGTTGGCATTTTCACAGGGAGTTACTCGTAGAGGAAGTTACGCTGCCTATTTACATATGAGCCACCCTGAAATTGCGGAGTTTCTTGATATGAGAAAACCAACAGGCGGAGATACAAACCGTAAGTGTCTCAATCTACATCACGGTGTAGTAATACCTGATAAATTTATGGAAATAATCCATAAAGCAACCAAAGAGCCAGGCTTTGATGACTCTTGGGAACTAATTGACCCGCATAGCGGAGAGGTCAAAAATGTTGTAAGTGCGAGAACTTTATGGGTAAAGTTACTCCAGAATCGTATGGAAACAGGAGAACCATACATCATGTTTGAAGATGCGGTAAATGCAGACTTACCTGATTTTCAGAAAGAAAAAGGATTGCGTGTTCATCATAGTAATCTTTGTTCTGAAATAACACTTGCAACGAATGATGAGAGAACAGCAGTTTGCTGTCTATCGAGTGTAAATTTAGAGTATTACGACGAATGGAAGAAAGTACCTGCTTTCATACCAGACTTAATTCGTATGCTCGACAATGTGCTAGAATATTTTATACAGAAAGCACCAAAAGACATGAAAAGAGCAAAGTTTAGTGCTTTGCGAGAAAGAAGTCTTGGTTTAGGTGCTATGGGATTTCATGCATACTTACAGAAAAATAGTGTGCCATTTGAGAGTGCTATCGCTAGTGCTGTCAATGAAGAAATGTTTCAACATATAAAGTCTGACGCACAAAAAGAAACAGAAAGACTTGCAGTTGAGAGAGGAGCTTGCCCAGATGATGATTCTTGCTCAGTAAGAAACACACATTTACTGGCAATAGCTCCTAACGCAAGTAGTTCTATTATATGTGGTAATACATCACCTAGTATAGAACCTTTTAGAGCAAATGCTTATACTCAGAAAACTAAATCTGGTTCGCATTTACAAAAGAATAAATACCTAGATAAAATATTAATGGAAAAAATTGGACA